TCACAATCAGTTAGAATTACTTTATCAGAAAGATTACTACTCATTTTATTTCTCACGCTTTTTTCTTTTACCATAACCTAATCGCTTCATAATGTCAAGCCTTTCTTTATCTGTATATCTTTTCCATTTAGCAATCTCTTCCTTGGTTCGCTTACATCCTATACAGATGCCATCCTCTAACTTACATATGGAAACGCATGGTGTTACGTACATAGGAACTCCTATTGATTGAAGGTGCGAAGCATTGATTCACTGACTCCCTATAATATAACAATACAGTCATCAATCTAAACTGTCCCCTTACGGGTTAGATGTGCATGGTATACTACAGGTTCAAACGTCTCCCCAACACCTCGCTATCGTTTCCTTCATCACGGGCTACTACCATCGGTAAGGATGTTAACGGTGGCTACTACCATCGGCCCTTTAGTTTTGCGGATGTTATCCCGCTTCTCGTCATGGGAGTCAGACAACGCCCACTAGCCGCTATCAACGGCACGTCTTTATGTTTGGTACTCCCTGCCGGACTCGAACCGGCACTTCCAAAGGAAAACGGCTTTTAAGGCCGCAGCGTCTACCATTTCCGCCAAGGGAGCATACTCTTTATTCACATGCATAAATCATCATATAGAAGAGTATACTGCCTATGCTTGCTGGTGTCAAGAGAAAAAATCTTCCAAAATATCTTTTTTAACACTTTTTACCTCTTAGATAAGAATGGGGCAGGAGTATATTCCCCCGCCCCGAAAGACAACTGTATTATATATTATGTTTTGTCAGTTGTCAACTAAAAAGTTGTTCCTCCAAGTCTTTTATTGATCTACCCAGATAATCTCGTTTCAATTTCATTTGCCTTACTAAAGTATCTCTCCCTTGTTTTACGAGTTTTCGTTCATAATGTTCAAGTTCACGATAATCTTTTTTCAATCGGTCGATTTGAGAAACGAGCATATAATGCATTCCTTTGGTTAGTTAATAGACCATAACGAAGTTAGTCAGGAGGCATCAGATTTGGGTAGACCTCCTTGACTAAAGCAGATGAAATACCCTTAAATGGTTTTTTCGCTTTCATCTGCAATACAATCTTTGCATCTTCTGGATGGATAGATTCTAAGAGTTGAATAAACATGGTTTCAATTTTGACTTTACCAAGTTTCTTAGTATGCGCACCTGTAAAATAACCAAAGTCTTTCCATTTTCTATGGAGACTTGATGGAGCATTGTGCGCATCACAGGCTTCATATGGTGGATCACCTTCCGGTAAATCTAGATTAATGCCCGGATGATAGCAGCCTTGAATCACTGTTCTAAGTGCTGTAGAATCGTTTTGTTTGAGAATAGAAATCTTATCTGCCTTTTTCTTAGCAGCAGATACTTTTTGTAAAACTTCAAATACATTCCAAGTAATCTTATTCACTGCCATCATCATTCCTTTTCAAATGCTTCGCATTTATCCGACATTGGATATACTCATTGTAGTAATCATCTCTTAATAAAACATCGTATTCAAATTGATATTTTGCTTCATAGTAAGAACATTCGCCTTTCGTCTTACAGAACTTTAAGATCTCTCTATGATATTTATCTTCTCCATATTCTTGGACTCGTTCTTGGAGGAGTTTATTAGAACCATAATATTTACGCCAATCAGATTCTTTAGTCACATACTTTGTTTTAGTGCCACCAGACTTAGTTTTTACTTTAGTTTTTCTACGATTCCAAAGTAATTTTTTTCCAATGTACATCATTCCCGAGTCAACTTCTTTAATCCGGTATACCATCCCCACAAAGACGTCTGGGACGATCTCAGGATCATATGGGTCGCCATTATAATACCACATAAAAAAGTACCTCAATCATTTCTAACTGAGGTACTTATATTAATCACAAAGACATCCTGCGTCGTATTCATCTATCTCATCATCAGATAATTCTGATCCACAATATGGGCAGTGATTCGGTGGTTCATCATAGATTAGATGAACCACACTTTCAACTTCACATTGATCACAGATAATACGATATTTCATATATGCTCCTTAGAAGTCTATCTCGCATGCACCACCAGCACAGGCAGCAGCACCAAGAGTATCGACATCAGTATATTTCTTTTCTGACAGTTCAGAAATCCAATCAATCTGAGTATAAGACCTTTTAATCTTTTCCCAGCGGTGAATCAAATGTGCATCTTTCAGGCAATACTCTGTACGTTTTAAATCACCTTCAAGGTATTTATCAGCAAACGCAGTAAACCTACGCACCCAATCTTTCTTTAGAGTGTTCTTAGAGTTTTCAGCAGAGATATCTTCACCGAAACCTTGTGCTGTAGAACAAGCCATCCAAAGATCGCCGAATGCATTAAGTCCATCTACAACAAGACCAGACGCTAGAACAGACGCAACGCCATATTTTTCCACCATCTTTTCAGCGTCGATAACTTCAGTATTTGGCGCTTGATTAAAATCTTTGTCGCCAGAAGTAGACAAGAAAGAAATACCAGCAAAGTTATTCCGATTGCTATAAACATATTCAGCAACATCATCCCAGTCCTCTACTAGAATTGTATTTGATACGTTATGAGATACGGTTGGATCAGCACAAAGTTCTTTATTCTTACCAGTATTGACCCAATGCCTTTGCGCCTTAGCGACTAAATCAAGATGATCAGTACCAATCAGTTTATCTTTTAGAATAGAACCTTGCTTTGGTGTGATAGGGAAAGAAACAACCCAATCAGTTCCAGAAGCAGACCATACAGAATTTTCTACCATTTCTGGATTTGTTTTAGCGATTACCTGTGCTACTTCAGAATCTTTGTTTAGTTGGATGTTCCGAATATATCTCTCAGAGTGTTCAGCATGAATTCCACTTGCAGTACCCAAGAGTACAGAAGCATTGCCAGAAGGCTTAACACAAGTAGTACGAGCAGCAGCATTAATCCCGAGAAGATTAGCGACTCTCTTATTAGTATCCTTAACGATTTTGGCGCCTTTTTCCAGAACTTTCTCATCAAATAAAATCTCCGGGTTATTCATCCATCCAGTGATTGATACACCAAGCAATGCTTCACGATCAAAGATTGCTTTTGTTGTGTCAGGCAAGAACTTAAAGTCAGTATAACCAGCTTGCAGCGTACCTAGGATCGATGCAGCTTCACAGGCTTTGTAGAATGATTCCTCATCTACACACTTACCACCATTAATCTCTGTCAGGTTGCACCCCTGCCAACCAGACTGTCCGTCAATCTGTGGAAACATACCAATCTCAACACATGGATTAGTGGTGTGCTCAGTAGACTCAACAAATACAAATCCTGGTTCACCGAACTGCTTAATGCTGTCCATGATTGCCATAAAGTCTTCTTTCTTAGTTTCTTTACGAACAATCACAGCAGAGTTGTTAGAACGTGCACGTTGTGGATTATCAACAAACCAGTTACCAGTCTTGGCATTCATCATCTCTGTATCATCAGGAGAGAATAGACAGATAGTTGCAGAACGACGAACACCACCCGACAGAACAGCATCAGCACAGTGCATTGCAATGTCATATACATGAATCGGGCGTAATTGTACAGGGTCTTTGGCATTCATTACAACACCTTGAATCAGGTATTCAATACGATCCAATGCTTGACGCAGACCATCTGGACCAGGAGCTTTAAACCCACCAGAAATCTTTGCACCCTTTGGACGAATATTAGTCATATCAAAGAATACACGACGACCTTCAAACTCAGGATGCCGACCACCACCTACAAAGTAAGATGACATCAGAACATCAAGAGCAGATGCCCAGCCTTCGATGCTATCTTCTACAACATAACCTTTTGCCTGCTTCTTACGTTCTTGTACAGCAGGAAGTTTATCCACGTGATGGTTCTGTACAGAGAATCCAGCGCCTGCACCACATAAAAGAATGTAGAAATATTCACCGAAAAATTCTGCACGATCCACATAGGATGAGGTGCAGTTATACATTTTCATCTGATGCTTGAGCAGTTGATCACCACCAAACTGCAAAGCACGTTGAGCGCCAAGCACACGCTTTTCTTTGTAAGCAGTAGTCGCAGTAGCCATCTCGTTAGCCAGCGCTGTAGTCATTTGATCTTTATAATAATCTTTGTGCATTGCCATTACACGGTCGACAGATTCATCCCAACTTTCATATCTATTTTCATCATCAATATATCTGGAATAGGATTCGTAGAATTTTGTTTGGGATAAAAAATCCCTCATGTCTAGACCGTTTGTCATAGAACGCACCTCTTAATTTGAATGTGATTTTTAAACTGGTATGGATACTT